AAATGACCTTCTTCCGAAATATTTCCATTAGCGGTTAAAAGCCTAGTCAAGTTGTCGTTGAAAGTCGCGGATTCATTCGTGGCAGCGACAACATCGGCTTGCGCAGAATTAACGACACTAAAATCTGCCTCCTCCAGTACTGAGGCTAATGCTGTCTGAAGGGCCGATAAAGAGGCATCAAATTGAACATCTTCGTCAATTTGGCCATCAAAAACAACTTGTACAGAGACAGTACTACTAGTGTCTATTTCTTCGCTTACGAAAGAGACTATTGTAGATACTGCATTGACGATAGAAGAAACATCTATCTCTTCGCTTCTCGTTACATCGACAACAAAGAATGCGGCTTGGGAAGAGGCAAAATTAACTTCTTCTGAAACAGTGGCAAAGACTATCTGTGCGCCACCGGGGAGCGTGGAAAAAGGCGCTTGTGAAAAAGCTGTAATGCCATACAACATGCGCCTTCATCCTTTTATACAGCGGTCAGTTGTGCCTCATCAAACCAACGAGTATGAGCTACGCCATCCGCATCTGTCCAAGCAACTAAATACTGGACATTACCGTCCTCATCCATTCGCAAAGCTTCTACGGGACCTTGAGGAACCGTAATCAATAGCTTTACGACATCGCCTTTTTTAAACGTAGTCGCCATTACTGCTCCTCAATTAAACGGCATCTGCCGAGAAGGTATAAGTTACGTTCAGGGTGTCGCCGTTCGCCACAAGCTTGTCGCCGCCTGTAAAGTCGCCTTCGGAGAACAAGATGCCCGACGTACCCGAAGCAACGGTTGCCAAAAACGCACCCGCAACTGTCGTTGTGTTATTGATGTTGAACACCGCAGGGCTTGCCGAGTTGTCAATAACAGACGGATCAGCCAAAGTCGCTGTTCCAAACGTCACCGATTTACGGCTACCAGAATAGTTGGTGTCTTCAGTCCAGCCAATATGAGAAGCCAGCGTATCGCCCGGGGCATATACCGTACCCGAACCGGGACCTGTTACTAAGCCGAGATACCAAGCAGCGGTGTAGCCGGATGCCTTAAAGTATTTAGTGTTTAAGTCTTGTAGTCCTTCATTAACAACGAGATTGTGGAAAGTATCTTCCCACTTCAAATTACCATCAACATCAAAACATTTGACATTGAATACCCCACCAAACTTGACACGCCCATCGCTGGTCGAGAGCCTTCCAAGGCCAGCGTGGACTGTCTCCCCCATTTGCGATTTTGCTGTAGGCATGATCACTCCTTTTACGATTACGGATTGACTCTAATTTTTGCTTGGCCATCGCGATAAGCATCGCCACGTTCAAGCCCTGTACCAAGACGATTAAGCTGAGACAGAGCGTCCATGAACTTCTTCTCATAGTACGCCATCATGTCCTGTTCGCCCTTCATATAAATGTACCCCTCTACCAGCGCCCCATACAGCAGCGCAGGAGAATATGTGTCGCCTAGCCAAGTCCTACCATTGGTATTACCCACACTGGCTACAGGAACAGTAAATGCAGTACCGCCGGGAAGCGTAGCAGATACCGTATCCCCCACCACATAATTAGCACCACCGTCTACTATTGCCACAGAAGTAACGCCCCCGCCTGACACCACAATGTCTGCGGTAGCACCACCCCCAGTTCCATTCGTAAGCGGCACTTCAAAATACGTCCCGTTTGTATATCCAGACCCCGCTGTGATCGCGCCAAAAGTAAGAATAGGCCGTTGGATAATTGATTCTGGATAGTAGTAGTAATGCAGTTCTACGCTATACGCCGCATTAGGGGTAGGGCCCAACAAAAAGCTCAATTCATCTGTAATTGTGCTAGAAGCCACAGTTGGCCCAAACAAAGCGTAGTATTTTGGAACACCACTTGTTGCGGCCGTTGGGTAAACCTCTCGAATGTAATTAACATCCTTGTTGAGTAAGTAAGTATAGGTCCCTGTATTACTTATCACAGCCATCGAAAATACCGACAAGAAGTCAGAAGGGCATGACAAGTAACTGTTGCCGTTCGTAGTTATACCCGTGACATTTTTGCGAAGAGAGGGTATTTGAACGGTGTTATAAACACGTTTTTCTGCTTGACGAATAAAGGTGTTTATCTGTTGCGTAGGACCAGATTCACTCGTGCCAGTGCCAGAAACGCTTGTCCAAGTGTTGGCTGGGAAGTCGTTTTGCAGGTAGTTCTTGATAGCGATAAAAAGTTCGTTGTATGTCACGGCTACCTCAGACTAGTCTAATCAACGCAAACGTCGGGTTATCCGCTGGCAAACTAATGACAAAGTTCTCGTTATTTGTTGTTTGATTTCTTCCAAAATCCAACACAAACATCGCTTTGTTCGCGTTACTGCTGTTATAAATTAATGCGCCTCTAGTAGTAAACGAGGTTCCCGCCCACGATGGATTATCAAAACTAACGTAGGCAATGTCATTTCCAGGAGAAACAGTTACATTAACTAGTGTTTCTCCACCCGCCGTATACCCCGTTCCTACAACTTCGTCGGTTGTTGTATATACAGTTGTGGAAGGCCCTAAATTGGCCAGCGACGTGTACAAAGCGATCTTTAAGACATCCGTCTCAAGATCATGCTGCCCAAGGAGTACTTGCTCCTTAAAGCTGGTCGTCCACGTTTGAGTAATGGCCATCTATAGCACTCACGAAATCACTATGGTCACTGGAGATAAAATACCACTTGCAGTCAATGGCGCAGCCACTGGGGCCGGTTGCATTCCTATTGAAGCAAATGTCGAATCTCCTCCCTGCCAAACCGATACGGTAACGGTAGAAATAACATCCGGCCGAGGATCATAAATAGCAATCGGCTCGTTAATCCCCCGTTTTGGTTCCAACTGCGGGTGCTTTGGTTCATAGCACTCCGGGCAAACCTTAAATCCCGTCCATTCCTTTTTTAACACTTTGTAGGGATACCGCTGACCACACTGGTCACATATGGCTAACGAGTATCTTCCAACTGCATAGCCAGCCATATTAGTACCCCAAATCAGGCGTTAGATAGACACTCGCAATGTCTCTATCTTCCTGTGCCGCCCTCGCAAACTCTTCCTCATACAACTGTTTCAACACAACTACGCGATCTGGTGCTTTCTTCAATGCAATGTAATAGGCAAGACCTGCCGCCAAACATGGCAAGAATCGAAATACAACATCAGACGTATTGGTATATGCCCCTACATCCTCGATTCGACGGACGGCGTAGTAGCGAAAAATGTAGGGCTCACTGTTGTCTGGCGCGGGGTAGACAAACAGCTTTGGTGAACTTGTACGTTGAACGTAATACTGAGCAGGACGGGCTTGCGTATTCTTGTCAGGCAAATGCAAGTATTCGTTCTGGCTGATTCGATCAATAGTAATGTCTTGCTGGTTCTGACCAGTGCCTGTGCGGATAACCGCAGACAGTACATTGACGGTATCGGCAGGGAGCGTGTATTCAGCTTGCCCAAACACCATGGACACTTGCCGCTGCTCAATTGTCCAAAGGTTTAACCCTCGGTTAGCCCATTCAAGGAACAACAAGTTCAATGACCTGCGCGCAGTACGCATGTCATAACCGGTACGATCCTCTAGACCGCACCGCTCATACGCCTCTTCAATTAGCTCATCAAACTCTAAGTTGAAGGTGGTTGTCCCTGAGGTAGCCATAGGTTATTTCTTCCTAGCTTTTGCCTTCACTACAGGTTTGGCTTTAACTGTTACTTTTTTCTTCACTGCGCCGCCTTTTTTCATACCAGCAGGAGCACGTGCGGCCGCTATCAATTTTTCTTTGTAGCTAAGATTTTCATCTTGTTGTTTTTTCTTCCTTGCAGCTAGAGCCCTTGAAGCGCCTTCTTTATCTATTACGGACCTTGCTACTTCAGCTAAGGGAGCCGTTGCTAATGAAAAAAAACCTTTTTTAGGAACAACAGCATTCGGGTTAGCAGGACCAGATGCAGTTGCAGTGTAAGTCTTTGGCATATCTATCTCCTTATTTGGATTTTCTAGCCGCAGTTTTCTTAGCCGCTACTTTTTTCTTCACTGCCCCGCCTTTTTTCATGCCCACAGTAGGGCGCGCTGTTCGTTGCAGTTTTGCTGTGTACTCGGCTTGGGCCTGTTGTTCTCTTTGTTTTTTCGCCGAAGCAGCTGCTAATGCTTGGGCTTGAGCAGCTTGAGCGGCTTGAGCGGCTTTTTGAGGGGCCGTTATTGAATCTCCAAGTCTTTTAAGTGCTTTTTTAGCAAGGTCAAAACCAGCCATGTTTCTCTCCTTATTTGCAAACAGCGCCGCCAGATTTGTAGCGCTGGCCTTTTGACGCACTGAATTTCTTCTGATTCAACCCCGCCTTGCCGCTGTGTTTAACACTGGGTGGCTTCGTCTCTTTAATCATCTTGCCGATATCCGGATCACGACGATCTGGAGTTACTGCATCGCCTACACGATTGATAGAACCGCCACTGCCAAACTTCATGCCCTTACTGGTCTTGCTAAATTTCTTAGCAACCTTTGTCGGAATGCCAACCTTTTTCGCAAAAGCCGGATTATGCGCCGCCGCATCCATTAATTTCTTCTGCTTTGCACTTTTAGCTGGCATTTCTGATCTCCATTAAACGGTCTAGTTTTACGTCTAATCGGTCAAGACGATCTAATACTCGATTGATGTCCGCATGAACTTCCGCCTTGGTGACATATTCTTTCGCAATCTCTTCACGAGTGCGATTTAGAAGCACTTGCAGCCGATGGACCTCGGCTGATTTTTCTTTCAGTATCCAGCTCACTAACCCGAGCAATACTGAAAGTACTGTATTCCATACCATGACTTCCATCTCAGCATTTCCACCGTTTACGGGCTTGTCTCAAGCGGCTATTTGGATCAGCCGCCGCCTTTGGAAATTGCTTCATCTGGCCTTCACTACGAGCGCAATAAGACTTCCTTCTCGACGCGCGCGCGGGAGAAGGATTGTCTTCAGTAACCGCAGTCTTCAGCTTGCTGCCGGGGTTGGCACGACGGTAGGCTTTTACGCCTTGCTCCGTCATACCCGCCCCGGACTTAGTCGGGCGAAAATTGCCTGACTTGACCGAAGTTGCAATCGGTTTTTCGCGCTTGCGAGGCATGATTTAGCAAATGCGAGTCTTCTTGCCGCGCGCAGCGCCATTGCCACGCGACTGAACCATGCCGCCGCTGGCATAACCCATTGCCATTTTTTTGCGTGGGCTAACAGCGCCCCCCGCTGCATAGCCCATCATGCCGCCGCCCATTTTTTTCATGGGCATAGCGTCCATTTCATACATGTCGTCGCCTTCCATGCCCATTTTGGTGGACTTGGCCAGCTTCACGCCTTTATTCATCGACATGCCCGACTTCTTGCGCTTCTTGTTCATCTTCATCATGATTCGGCTCCTTATGCCCAGAAGAATGTGGCAGAAATAACGTCCGTTAAATCTGCATAAGCCCCGCTTTTAAACAAAATACCATCCTCTGGCAGTGACATATAAATGGCACTGCTACCCGCAGGAACGTCGATTTTGTACAAGACGGTGCCACCACTGCCGCCGTCTTTAATTACAACTTCGCCCACACCTGCATCTGGAGACACATATATGGCCTTGATACGAGTCCGGCCAGTAAAAATGTTCCCGTCAGCATCTAGATAGGTACTTTGTAAATCGCTCATGTACCCCATGGCGACCTCCTAATTAGGCAGCAGTGGTGAACGTGATCGACGCAGCCAGAGTGCAGAATGCATATGCAAACCAGTTGGTGCCGTCACTTATCAGATCGACACGATCACCAGCAACCGAGGAACTTGCCACAAAGCTAATGGTGTCATCGCTAGTACCAGTGTCACCAGCAGCACCGGCTGCATTGAACTGCATACCTTTGATGATGTTTGCGCCACCATTGGTAACGATGGTGTAATTAGCACCGACAGGAGCAGCTTTAACCACAAACGTAAACTGCAAACCAGCCGCTGGAAGAGGCAGAGTAGTTGCAAATTCCGTTGCCGAATCGAGGAAAATTGTCTTTCCACTATCAGCAGCAGTCAAAGTGCTTGCAGCAGTCTTGGTAGTTAAAGCGATAGGACCGATAAAGCCGTTATCGGAGATCACCGGACCAGTGAAGGTAGTATTTGCCATGTTGTCCTCACATGCGAGTTAGGTGTATTCGTCTGCATGTCGTCAGCCGGGGCTGTCGAATACACCGGAAAGTCCCGGAATATTGGCAATATACACCATTGCCAATAAAAGAAAAGGGGCCAATTGGCCCCTTTTCTCGTTCTCCTTATTAGGCAGGAGT